ATCTGTTCGTCAAGATCAACCGCTTCCTGAAACGCAAGGACGCCAAGCCCATCACCAAGTTCGTGGGTCCCACCGTGGAATTCGGCACCGTACACATGCCGAAGTCCTATATCGCGGTGTGCCATACGGATCTGGAAAGTTCCCTGGAAAAAATCATCGGCTGGAAAAAGCCCGAAGACTACGCGACCAAAAGCCCCTTCGAGAACGAGATCGGCTCCCTGCCGGGCTTTCGTTTCCTGACCTCGACCCTGCTCAACCCCTGGGCCGACGCGGGCGGAGTCAAGGGCGCCATGATCTCGACCTCGGGCGTCAATGCCGACGTGTACCCGATCCTGATCTTCGCCGAGAACGCCTACGCCATCTCGGCCTTCAAGGGTATGAACGCCCTGACCCCGTCCGTCATCCCGCCGAGCAGGAAGGACAAGTCCGACGTGCTCGGCCAGCGCGGCTACATCGGCGCCAAGGGCATGGCCGGGGCCTGCATCCTGAACGACGACTGGTTTGTGCGCGTGGAAGTCGCGGTCAAGGCCTAAACCTGCGGGGGCGGATCATTCGCCCCCGCTTTTGCGAGGAAACCTCATGTTGAATCTCAGCGATATCGGAGTGGTCAAGGTCAAGAAGGAAGAGCGTGAGCGCGTGGCGCGCCTGCGCACGCAGCATCCGCAGGAGGATCTGTTCCGCATCCGCATCAACAATCAGGAATCCCTGGACGGCAAGGAGCCCGTGACCGGCTGCTGCAATGGGGACGAGTTCATGATCCCGCGCGACCAGGACTGGATCTGCCCGCGTGGGCATGTTTCGGTCCTGGGGCTGGCCGTGTTTCAGGACATGAAGCTCGAAGAGGCGCAGGAGAACGGGGTTCCCGTCTATTACCGGGTTCACTCGCAGCGCATGCGCTTTCATCTCATCATGTACGGCAAGCTGGATCTGGATGCCCTGGACAAGGAGTTGGCCGACGAGGCCAAGAAGGCCACCAAGGCTTCAGAGAAAGCCGCCGCCAAACACGCCGCGGACAAGGCCGCGGGGCTGCTTGACGATGACGACGCGCCGGCCGCCGACGGGAACAAGGGCGGGGTGGCCTAAATGGGCGTGCTCGCGGCGGAAGTCATCAGCCAGGCCCTCCAGCAACTGGGCGAGGAAGGCGTTGGCACGTTCTGGGGCGTGTCCGAGATTCAGCGTTGGCTGAATCTCGGACAGCGCACCATGTGCATCTGGAAGCCGGATTCGTACATGGTCACGCGCTGGCTGCCTTTGGCCCTGGGGCCGCGTCAGGTCATCCCGGCGGACTGCGTGCGCCTGTTCGACGTGGTCCGCAACGATCCGGAGCACGGCGGCGCGGCGATCACGCTGGTGGAACGCGCCGACCTGCCCATGAACTGGCCCACGGCCGTGGTGGTTGACGGGGTTGGCGTGGAACACTGGATGTATCTGCCGTCCAACGCCAAGAATTTTTACATCTATCCCGCTTACGATGAAGCCACGGACAACAAGATCGAAGCCATTTGCGGGGCCATTCCGCCGGTGGTGGACGCTTATGTGGGCGATGCGGCGAACCCTGCGCCTGCCTGCGCCGAGATCATGGTGGACGATACCGACGCCCTGTTGAACTACGTGCTGTTCCGGGCCTGCCTGAAGCAGACGGACAGCGGCGTGCGCGACCGGGCCGCGTTTTTCGCGCAGCAGTACCTTATCGCCCTGGGCAAGGGCCGTGAAGCGGCGCTTATGGCCAACCCGCAACGCATCCTGAACGTGCAGGGAGAGCAGGTATGAACTGGATGACCGAGATCATTCAGGACGTGCGGGCCGAGCTGCCAGGCTGCCCGGCGCCCACGGTGGAACGGGCGGTGCTGAAAGCCGCGCGGGAGTATTTCGAGCAGTCCGGGGCCTGGGTCAAGGACATCCGCTTCACCATCGAGGCCGGACGCACGCGCAAGGATTTTTCCCAGCGCGTGCCGGGTCGGTTTCTGTACGTGCTTTGCGCCGCGCCTGCCGGTCTGGCCTTTGAGATCGACGGCAGCACGTACCTCCTGCAGGGGGCCCAGCCGCAGGACGTGGAGATCGAGCTGACCGTGGCCGTGGGTGTGGCAGGCAAAGCCACCGAGATCAGCGACCGCGCCCGCGAGGACATGGCCGAGGCCGTCATGCACGGCGCTCTGGCCCGACTTTTCAAGCAAAAGCAGCCCTGGGGCGACCTGATCCTGGCGGCGGCCTATGCCGAGGATTTCCGCAAAGACATTGGCCGCGCGCGGGGTCGGGCCGCCGCGCCGGGAGTAGCGGTTACGCACTACGCCATAGGGAGGAGTTTCGAATGATCAGATTTTACGCTGAAAACAAAGCCGATGCCGTGGAGCTGACTACGGACAGAGAGGTGCCGGAAGGCGCGGCCTGGCACCAGGTCGGTCTGGCCAATCCCCTGGGGGACGCAGGCAGCGGGATCATCGAAGTGGACGACGGCACGGGGTACCGCACATATGCCGTCGTTGATCTGACGAAAACAGACCGCGTTCCGTTCTGCATGGTCCTGGATGCCAAGGGTATCCGCATTACTCCGGACCGCGCCATGACCATCTGCTACAAGGCCCAGCCGGTGGGGATGCTGTGAGCCGTCACCCCGTCATCTGCAATCCGGTCCTGGACCCCGTGGTCGACATTCTCGACTACGTGGCCTGGCGTGCCGGCGACAACGAGCTGCCCGTCATCTCCGGATCGCTCGGGGTTTTGGATGCCGGGCAGGCCTACACGATCACCACGTCGCAACTCCTGGCCATGGCGTCCGACTCTGTCCATGCGCTGTCTGTCACGGGCCTGGGCGTGACGTCCGTGTCCACGTACGCCGGCAACCCTGCCGACCTGTCCAAAGCCACCCTGGCCGACAATATGGACGGAACCTGGACCCTGACCCTGGCCGCCGCCTGGTCCGGGACCGTGGACCTGGCCCTGTCGATCACGGATGGAAAAGCAGTCGTGTCCGGGACCATCTCCGGGACCGTGGAGCATGTGCTGTGGAAAAACAGCGGCGACACCCTCGCCGACCTGACGTACAACCCCGCCCTTCTGTCCATCGTGCCCGACCCGGACGGTGGTTCGCATATCCGGGCCATCGCGTACAGCACCTCGCACGATTTCTACAAAACCGATATGCTGACGTGCCAGTCGGAGCAACTCCTGCGCATGTCGTGGCATTCCGCGTCGACCAACAGCGCCGTGCGCATATGGGGCATGGTAGGGGCCGCGACCCAAAAAATTCCGCTCGGAGACAGCGCGTTCGAGTTTACGACAGGCGAAGGGCAGACCCAGCTCCAGCCCTACTTCTTCATCATCGACGTGCAGCCCGGCGACGAGGTCTATCTGGACGACTTCCGTCTGGTGCTCCTCAATTCCCGGCCCGCCGTGTCCGGGACTGTCGATCTCGGCGCGATGCAGGCCGACGATACGGCCCTGTGGACGGCGGACCAGTTCCTGGCCGTGTTGGCCGATCCTGACGGCGATGCACTGACCATCACGGACCTGACCGTATCGGCCGGTTCCGTGGTCGATAACGGCAACGGCACCTGGACCTATACGGCCAAGGGCTGGGCCAATGTGGATGTGGATGTGACCGTGACCGCGACCGACGGGATAGCCACGGTCACGGTCACGGGCTACCTCGGCGTCTATGACATGGCCTCCACGGCTGCGGCCTGGGAATCGGCGCAGGAATGGACCCTCAACGCGCGCAACCCCTACCATCCGGCGGTCGAAACCGGGGCGAACCTGGGCTATCTCACGCCTCTGGATCTGGGCGCGAAGCTCAAGCGTTGGGCAGACTCGTTCGACCTGTCGCGCATCACCATGTCCGGCTCGGAAATCTCCTCCTACGGCGACCGCATGGGCGGCCCGGCCGTCACGCAGGGCACTATTTCCTATCGTCCGCGCTACCGCAGCGCCGGGGAATACGGGCTCAACGGCAGGCCCTGCATATATTACGACGGCGGCGACTCTCTCGCCCTCGCGTCCGGCGCGGGCCTGCCCATAGGCACGGCCGCGCGCGGTCATCTCACCATTTACCAGCCATCCCGCACGACCGGCAGCAATACGGTGATGCAGCAGGGCGCCAACGCCACCGGGTACAGGTTCTCCTTGCAGTTCCGCCAGACGCCCGTCGGCGACCCGTATTTTTCGGGCTACAACTCGGATCTGTCCAGCGGCGACGCCGTGACCCTGGACATCAAGTCCTCGGCCGTGGATTGGGCCGGGGACGGCGGCCTGTTGCGAATCTACAAGAATGGCCTGCTCAAGGCTGCGGCCAACCGGACCCTGAACACGACGCCGGACAGCCTGTCCTACGGCTCCGGCCCGGCCGGGGTGGAGGCCATGATGGGCCTCAAGGGCGACGACGTGCATTGGTCCGGCACGCTGACGGCCCCAGAAATCGAATGGCTTACCGCATGGCTGCACTGGAAATACGGCGTCCAGGACCTGCTGCCGGCGGACAACCCGTGGCGCACGGCCCGGCCCCGTCGGATCGCCCTCGGGACCGAGGACGGCCTGACGCTCGGCACTGAAGACGGACAGGCAATACGCCTGGAATAGGAGCACGACATGACTATTGATCCCATTGACCTTAGAACCATCAACGCCATGCTTGATCGCGGGACTCCGGCCCATGACGACAGCCTGGTCGTGCAGACCGCCGCGAGCCTGACGCGCAAGCTGCCCCTGCATCGCGTGGTGTCGAGCTTGCCCGGACTGCTCGAAAACAAGGCCCATGTCGCCAAGATCGACGACACGCATTTTTCGATAGCCGCCGGAGCGGCCAAGATCCGCAAGGCGGATGGCTCGCTGCACGAGGTTTCGTGGGATGCCCCACCCTCGGTCGATATTACGACCCTGAACGGCGGGGCGCTGCAACCGGGGCAGCTGCGCTGGATCGGCTATAAATGGAACACAGGGGAGGCGGCCATCGAACCGGTCCTGCTGCCGCTCCTGCCAACAAGACTTGTCTATCTGGACCAGATCGCGCTCGTTGGTCGTCTGTGGAACACGGCTGGGGTGCTCACCGTGTCCAGCCGGCACATCCGCCTATCATATGATCCTTATGCGGCGCTGTCCGGGGTGTCCTGGCATCGCCCTGCGCTCAACGTGCGTAACAGCGTCATCGTGTCCCCGCACGTGAGTCCTTCCTATCTGAATTTTTCCGCCGGGGAGCTGGCCCGCTGGCCAATCGTCACCGACCATGTGACGGGCTCCCACCTGTTCGAGTATCCTGGAATGAGCGTGCTGACGTCCATCTGGGGGCATCTCAAAGCAACGAGCATATACGACAATATCACCGACTGTACAGCGTTCAACCTCCTGGGCTTCTGGGATTCCGGGGCCGGAACACCGACGGCCATCGACACCGGAAAGTATGTTGTTCACCGGATAGGGATCTATGCGGGCAGCAATGAGCGCGTCTGGTTCCGGGGACAGGCGCAGTATGGGTCTATGGAAGAGGCCGTGGCCGCCCGACTGACCGAGGCCTTCACGTACGCGGCCTGGGCCGCCGACGCCCGCCAGATCGCGCCGGTTGCGTTCGTCATCGCCCGCAAAAATGAAGGGGACTTCGCCGCGAACGGATCGTACTGCAAAATCCTGCCCTGGACGGAGTGGTAATCATGCTCCTTCAAGCTATCCCTGGCCGCTATTACCTGGTCCCGACCGAGGCCGAGGCCGAGGCCCTGCAGGCCCGGATTTTTCAATCCTACGTCACGCAATACCCGGACGTGAACGCGGCGACCGGGGAGCCCATCGACCCGCAGCTCGCCACGCGCTGGGCCATCCCCGCGCAGACGATCAGCGGCGAATGGGCCGTGCCTGTCCCGAACCTGGATTGCGGGATTGATCTGCCCGAGGTGGAACTGTCCGCCGGGGATTGGCCCGTCGAAGAACCCTACATGCCGGAATGATGGTGGCCCCATGACCGACACGGAACGCAGGAGCATCAAGAGGCGCGAGATGGACAAGCAGTACGTGCGTAAGGATGAACTGACGGAGATCGTCCAGCAGGCCGTGGCCGCAGGGCTCAGGGACTACCAGTGCGAGTGCGTGTTCGGCCTGGACCCGGAGGAGGTCAAGCAGGTTGGAAATGCGCTGTTTGCCGTCAAAGAGATAGGCGACGGCGGCTTGGCGCACGGCATCGAGGTCATGCGGGACAACCATAAGTTCCTGGCGCGGTACACCCGGTTCACTGGAAAGATCGGCACAGCGGTCATCACGCTCATTATTATTGGCATCGTCACCATAGTCGGTTCGACCTTCGTTGACGGGGTGCGCGTCTGGATCAAGCAGATAGTGGTGAGGGGGTAGGCATGATTGAGCTTTTCGGAATGATTTTCGGCGGGGTGTTCCGGCTGCTGCCGGAGCTGATGAAGTGGATGGATAAGAAAGACGAGCGCAGGCACGAACTGGCCCTTCTTGAAAAGAATATGGAAGCCGACCGGCTGCGGGCCGAGATGCATATCCGGCAGATCGAGGCCGAGGCGGACGTCATTCTCGGCAAGGCCGAGATTGACGCGATCATCGCTGCGACCAAAGCGCAGGGTCAGAGATCCGGCGTGCGGTGGATCGACGGGCTCAATTCCCTGCTGCGCCCTGTCATCGCCTTTTGGTGGGTCATCGTCCTCTATTCCGGCGCGCTGTGCGTTCAATTCTACGCCCTGGTCTGGAAATTCCACGAAAGCGTCCCGGTGGCTGTCCTGACGGTCTTTGGCGAACAGGAAAAGTCCATTGCCCTGAGCATCATCGGCTTCGTCTTTGTAGACCGCGCCATCCGCCGTGGTTCGGGAATAAGATGAACATCCTCCTGACCTTGATTCGTCGCTTCGAGGGCTGCAAGCTCGTGGCCTACCTCTGCCCTGCAGGCGTGTGGACGCTGGGCTGGGGCGCGACCGGCCCGGGCATCAAAAAGGGTCTGAAATGGACCCAGGAGCAGGCGGACCGGCGTCTGGAAGGTGACGCGCTGCTGTATTACCTGGCCGCCCTGAAGGCTTCTCCCGTCCTGGCCACGCAGCCCGAAGCCCATCAGGCCATTGCCGACTTTTGCTACAACCTTGGGCTTGGGCGCTACAGGGCTTCCACGCTCAAGAAGCGGGTCGATGCGGGAGACTGGGACGGGGCCTGCGACGAGATCGTCAAATGGGTGTTCGGCGGAGGAAAGAAGCTGTCGGGCCTGGTGCTCAGAAGGCAGGCCGAGGCCGCCGTCATCATGAAATACGCCGGAGGTGGCCATGGCCGCTAAAATCCAGAAACCGACCGTCATCAAGCAGCGCGAGCGTGTGGCCGTGGACTGTACCCAGGGCGAGAGCGTGGAGATCAACGTCATGTTTCTGGCTCCGGACGGCATCATGCCGTGGCCGGACCTAGCCTCGTACGCGGCGCGGATGGAACTGCGCGAGTATCCGGACGATCCTGCGCCGCTGGCGGTCCTGACCAGCGCGGATGGCAATATTTCGCTCTCGGACAGCGGACTCATCGTCGGGGAGATCCCCAAGGAAGTCACATTCTCTATCGGCCGGCGGGATATCACGCGCTTTGGCAGCGACCTGTTCATCTACCCTGCAGACGGGGATGGCATCCATGTCTGTGGGCATGACTTCAAGATGAGCCTGTCGAGCACCTGGCTGGAGGAGGGATAATGCACATCGGCATGACCGAGATCGGGTTCTATCCCTATTCGTTCCCCAGGTATGACGAGGTTGACCCGGAACACCGGCTAGTCGCGGAGATCACGCCGCCGAACAGGATTTTCAGCAACATCGTCCACGTCGTCGCGGAGGACCCGCGTATGGTCGTGGTGGTGGCAAGGGGGTTGTAGGTGAGCAGCTACTTCATGTTCGTCAATGCGTGCCGGACGCAGATCGCGGTTCCCGGCATCACGGCATCGGCCACGGAAATCCCGGTGGTCAACGTGGACTTTTTTCCGGCCGAGATTCCCGAGGGCAAGCGCCTGGCCCTGACGCTCCATCACGAGGGCGTTCCTGGCAACCAGGAGATCGTTTACTGCACGGCCATTACCGGCAACGTGCTGACGGTCATCCGCGGGCGTGAGGGCACGACGGCGCAGTCATGGATAGCCGGTTCGGTCGTTGGCGCCTACCTCACGGCAGACATCCTCGACACCGTGGCCAACCAGGACGAGATGGCGGCCGAGACGCTGGCGAGAATCCTGCTCATTGCGGAGCAAGCCGATGCCGTCAGCCTGCCAGCGGAATCGGCGCAGGAATCGGCGCAAATCGCAGCCGATGCTGCCGCAGAAGCCACGGCGTCCGCAGAACTGGCCGCCCAGGCGGAAGCTGACGCCAACGTCATCATTCTGGACGCCGCCGCCGTCGCGCAGGTCCGGGCCGATGCAGAGGCAGACGCCGCGCGCGCCGACGAAGCCGCCGACGAGGCGGAAGCCTCCGCAGCCCAAGCCCTGCAATCCGCCATCGACGCATCGGGCCTCGGGTTTCAGACCGCGACGGGCACGCTCCTGCAGGATACGGACACCATCACTCTTCCCTGGCCGTGCGACACGACGCGTAAGAACGTGGCCGTGTACCTTGGTCGATCCAAGGAGCCACAACCCAGCCTGACCTTTGTTGATGAAACGCACATCAAAGTAGGCGGGCCAGTGCCGCAGGATACGCCTTACGAGGTGCTTTCCCTGGTCATGTCCAGCGCGACCATTCTGGATGATTTCTACAACGGGGCGCAGGCCGCAGCCGTGGCGGCGGAAGCGGCCGAGGATGGGGCGCAGGTCGCCCAGGCCGCAGCCGAGTCCGCGCAGACCGGGGCACAACTTGCTCAGGCTGGGGCCGAGGCCGCGCGGGACAGTGCGGTAAGCGCCGCCGCCGATCGTGACATAGAGAACTGGAACGAGTCTACGGCCTACGTGGCCACGTCGCTCGTGACCGGCAGTGACGGCCACAAGTACATCTGCATCTGCGGGCATACCGGCGTTGATCCCGTAGGCGATAACGATAGCTATTGGGTGGATTTGAGTGTGCTTGGGCTGGAGTTGGGGGAAACAGAAACAACTGCGTATCCAGGAGATAAAGGACAATATGCATATGACCACGCCGTGTCCGGACACGCACCAGTAAATGCTCAAAAAAACAGCGACATTACAAAGGAAGAGATTGAGTCAAAATTGACTGGCAATATATCGACCCATGCGCATTATTACGCGATGGCATCTACCCCTGGTGGCCCAGCGTCTTCTTCTGCCGAATGCACCGGAAACGCAGCAACTGCAACAAAATTGCAGACTCCGAGGTCAATTTCACTGGCTGGAGTCCTGTCAGGTTCTGCTAATTTTGACGGCAGCGCGAACATCACAATCAGCGCTCAAGCTGTTGGCATCGAGCCGGCACAGGTCGCCGGGAATGCGATCTACTCAAAATACGACTCCGAGAACGGGTACTCGGGTAATTCGTACGCCACGACACCTGGACGAGGTGAACTAGCGACTTTTTTTGAGGCCGGGTCTGGCCATGTATCAATCAGGGTCGAATTTACAGGCATGGTAAAGGCGTACTTTGAGGCTAGAGAACTAGTAAGTGCTGGATCAACATATGCTAGAATACTGAAAAATGGCGTTCAACTTCAAGAGTGGACGATAACGACACAGACATATGTTGCGTTGTCTGTGAATACAACTGTCAAGCCAGGTGATATAATTTCATTTCAGGCGCGCAGCGATAACTTTATGTATAGACCAAGAACACGTAATCATAGGATACTGGTTGGATGAATGCGAATTATTATCTCTCAGTAAACGGACCGCATTGTGGTTATCTGATTTGCGGTGCAAATCGTCAATGTACCAGAATTAGAGTTTTATGCAAAAAATGAAGGAATGGACAGCGTCCGAAACCCGCCCCCGCAACGTCGCGTTCCTGGGCATCATCAAATACTAGGGAGGGTTCATTATGACATTGCAACTCATACCGAAACACATGGTCGATATTCCCGAGGCCACGACCGAGGCGGCCGGGCTTATGTCGTCCACGGACAAAATCAAGCTGGACGGCATCGAAGCCGGGGCCAACACCTATACGCACCCGGCAACGCACCCCGATACCATGATCGACGGAACGATCTACGCGATTTCGGGCACGGCCCCGGAGATACGCGATACGGACGGAAGCCTTCAAGTGTGGACATTGACCGGCGATTCGACCCCCGTGCTGTTCGTGGCATCCGGGAAGTTTGTGCTACTGCACATCGCAAACCCTGATGCGCACACGGTAACATGGCAGCCTGATGTGCAGTGGCTCGGAGGAAGCCCCCCGACCCTTTCGTCCACGGGCATCGACGTTATCCGGTTTTGGCGCGTCGCCGGCACGTTGTATGGCGAGCACAAGGGCGTCTTCGGGGTTGTTCCGGAGGCGGCGTTTTGGGAAGTGACTGACCTGGAAGCGCTGCTCGGATGGCCTGGATATGGATATGTTATGCGGGCAACGTGGACGGGAACGGCGTTTGTTGTCGCCAATGGGTCTGGCGAGACAGCATCGTCTTCGGACGGCGAGACATGGGTGGAAGGGGCTGCAATGCAGTTTGCCATATGGGACATCGTTTGGGCAGGGACAAAACTTGTAGCCGTAGGCCACCGTGTGGCTACGTCCGAAGACAACGGGGCGACATGGACCGAGCAGGCTGGGCTTACAGCTACCGCTTGGGGCGCGGAGACCGCGCGGTCCGTCATTTGGACAGGTTCGATGCTGGTTGTTGGCGGCAACGACGGGAGTATCGCCACATCGCCAGACGGCGTGACGTGGACGTATCAGGACGGCCTGAAAGTCACGGCATGGGGAGAGAACACGGTGCTGTCTCTGGCCTGGACTGGGTCGGTACTGGTTGCTGGTGGGTATGATGATCGTGTGGCGACTTCGCCGGACGGGGTCGTGTGGACGTACCGGCCCGGCCTTGCCTCTCTTGGGGGAGGAGGCCTGGCGATTGGCGCCATCTGGAGCATGGCGTGGTTTAACTCCATGATTCTCGCTTTTGGGATGGGTAATTACGCCACCTCGCCCGACGGCGTGACGTGGACGAAGAGCTCCTTAGCGTTCCTGGGCATGCACCCGCACGTGACACACGGGTCGGCGCTGTTTATCGGCGGGAGTTATGGTGAAGTTGCGTATTCAACGGACGGCGTGACGTGGACGAGAATCGCGGACATTGGCGATGTAGCGCAGGTTTCCGCAATGGCCAGCAGCGGCACGTTGGTTTTGGCGTGTAATCATGCGCAGAAAGTTGCGGTCTGCGCGCCCGAGGTCACCCCGTGAAAATCGGCACCGGCGTCTTCCGCGAGGCCCTGAAAGCCATCGAGCCCTACCGCGTAGGCGAAGAGTACGCCGTGGAAGCGGTCAACTGCGATCTGCGCACCGGGGCAATCGTGCCCATGAAAGCGCCGGACCCTTCGTTTTCCGCGCCCGTGGGAACGGAGCGCATTCACCTGTGGCAAGACAAGCTGGCCTGCTTCACGCAAAAAGACGCGAGCGTGCTCCCGCACCCCAACAACGACAACCTCGTCTGGGCCGGGACCGATTACGGGCAATACCCCTTGCAGGCGTCCCTTGCGCAGTTCTTCGGCGCTGAGGGCACGGTGGGTTTTCCGCTGGCATCAAGCCGCTTCGGCGTGGACGCGCCACCCCAGGCTCCGGTGGTCGTAGTGAACGGCGTGGCCGGGGAGGCCCTGCTTCGTTCCACGGCCTATCGTTTTTCCGCAGCTGCCGCCACGGGCGAGGAGTCGGACTTGTCCCTGCCGTCCGCCGTGGTCGATGTGTTCGACGGCCAGACCGCCGAGATCACGCAGTTCTGGCCGCTGGACGGGGGCGTGCCCGTGGTGCCGGACGGCGTGGCCACCATCCGCGTGTACCGCGCCGTGCGCGACCAGTACAACGTGGATACCTGGCAGTTCGTGACCGAGCTGCCGGCCGCCACGAGCAGCTTCGAGGACACGCTGGAAATCACCGAGGAAGTGGCGCAGTCCGAGGGCTGGCTTCCGCCCGTGGACTTCGCGGGCCTGGTGGATCTGGGCGGCGGCATCGTCGTGGGCTGGAAGGGCCGCGATTTGTGCCTGTCCGAGTCCGGGGCTCCGTCCGCGTTTCCGCTCAAATACCGTCTGCGCACGGACACGCCCGTGGTCGGCGTGGGCGTCACGGGCGGGTTCGGCATTGTGCTGACGCACGCCGCCCCCTACCTGCTCACCGCCACCACGCCGGAATCTGCCACCATGCCGAGTTTGCAGTTCAACTCGCCGTGCCTGTCCGCAAGGTCCATCTGCTCCACGCGCCTGGGCGTGGTCTACGCCACGAAAGAAGGGCTCATGCAGATTTCCAGCGGCGGCGTGCCCCGGTTGCTGACCGAGGGCATTCTGAGCCGCGAGCAGTGGGAGGCCCTGGACCCGGAAAACATGGTCTGCGTGGCCCACGGCGACCGCATTTACGGGTTTCGCTACGGCTCCGCGCACGGCTGGATGCTGGACATCACCAAGAACGGCATTGTCGACATCACCCTTGGAGTCACGGTTTCCGATGCGCACATGGACGCCGGCGGCGACCGCGTGCTGATCCTGGACGGGACCGAGTCCGTGGGCGGGCTTGGTTCGGGCGAGGCGCTGACGGCCCGCTGGAAGTCCGCCCTGTGGATGTTCGCCACGGCGCAAAGCCTGAACGTGGCCCGCATTCTGGGCACACAGAGCGTCGAAGCGCCGCTGACGCTCAAGATCTGGCGCGACGGCATGCTGCACTGCACCCGCACCGTCACGAACACTCGCCCGTTCATGCTGCCCCCTGGCCTGTACCTGAAGGCGCAATACGAAATTTCCGGCACGGCCGAGGTGCATGTGGTGCACATCGTCTCCGACGTAGAGGAGCTTGGGCGATGACGGACCCGCGCAAAATCGCCGTGCCGCCCGTGCCCAGGGGCCTTGACCCGGAAACGCAACGGTTCCTCGAAGCCCTGCGCGGCTACATCCTGTCCCGCGACGGACAGACCACCGTTTCCCGGGCGGACGACAAGACCAACCTGGTCAAGCGCGAAATGCGCGACCTGCTGCCCGGCATGGTCGACGCCCTGGTCAAGAGCGGCGTGCAGGACACGGTGCTGGATCTGGTGCGCAGTAGGCAGAATCTTTTCGTGCAGGATACGGCCCCGAATTTTCGCGGCCAGACCGGCGTCTGGGTGCAGACCGGGCTCCCCGGCGGCGGTTTCACAATCTGGATCGAGGACGGTGCTTAATGGGGCTGGTCAACGCATTCGGTGACATGGCGCTCGACGCGAGCGTGCAGGCGGTCAAGGCGGCTGTTGAGGCCGTAGAGGCGGACGTGCAGGCGGTCGAGACTGCCGTGCAGGCGGTCGAGGCGGACGTGGAAACGCTGGCTCAGGCCGTGGCGGATCTGCACGTCACGCAGCAGTCCGCGCTTACGGAATTGCAGGCCATCAAGGCGGTCATGGAAGCCGTGCTGGCGGAACTTCAGGCGCAGCCATAGGGGGCCACATGAACGAACCACGCAGAATCTACACCCGCATCGTCATGCAGTGGGATGACGAGGATCTGAACGTCATCGAGAGCGAAAGCTATCTGTATGACGGGCCGGTGGCCCTGTGCGTCGATGGGCGTGGGGACGCGAGCAACAACAACGGGCGCGGGGATTCTGCATCCGGGAATGGCGGCAAGGCTGGCGGCGCGGACTCCGAGGCTGGCGGCGACGCCGGACGCGGCGAAGGGCGCAATGGCGGCGGGTCCGGAAGTAGCGGCAGCGGCGGCAGTTCCGAAAGAGGCGTGGGCAACCGCACGGCGTCCCGTGGCGGCATGGCGGCCGAGAACGAAAAGGGCGGGCTGGGGAAGTCGTCGTCCAGCAATTCCGGCGGCAACCGCAGCTTCGGCAGCGCGGACGCGGCCTACAGCCGGGACGAGGCAGTAGCCAGGGAGTCGATAGGACGTGGCGGTGGGGTCAGCCTTGGCAACCCCAGTTTTGGCAGCGTGGACGCGGCATACAGCCGGTCGGTTCATGCGGCTACGCCGGACGTGTCCCGCGAGCTGTCCGAGCTGACCGGGAAGCAGATCTCGCGCACGGATGCCGGGTATACGGATGAGATGGGGAACCAGATTGCAGGTCCTACGGGCGTGGCCACGGATTATGGTGCGCGGGCCGTGGCCAGCGCGCAAGACCTGGGCATGCCCTTTGCCGGGGCGACGGCGATGATGGACGCGGTTTCGAGCGCCAAGAGCAAGTCCAAGGCCGCTAATGCGCGCGATATTCAGAACATGGCGACCAATGCCCTGAAGGACCCCGTGTCTCTGGATATGGATCCACATATGGCTTTGGACGCGTACAATGATGCCATGCACGGCAAGTACGGCAAGGCCGTGAGCGCCGGGGCTATGAACCCTCAGGAGGCCAGCGCGGTACAGGATGCGTTCGGCGGCTTGTCCGGGATGTTCGGTTTTGGCCGGGACGACGTGACCACGGACTATGAGGCTTTCGTGGAAGCCGTGGATCGCGGCATTTTTGATCCCTTGAGTGGCAAGCCTACGTTCAAGGGCTATCTGAACATGATAGCCCCGGTCCTCAGCGTGGCGGCTGCGCCGTTATCTGCATTGGGTTATTCGGTAGCCCAGGTTCCCGGCGCTGTTGTCGGAGCGTTGGCCCCGGCAGTCGCCAATGCGTATGCACAACCGAAATCGTCAACGGCCATCGACACGGCAGTAGGTCTTGCGTCGAAGGTCACCGGTGTGGACCTGTCGAACTTTGGCACGGCGTTCTCCGCCATGGATACGATGAATACTTTAAACAAGGCCCAGCAATACTCTGGCACCGCGCCGAGCCACGTCAGCGGCGTCAAAACGACCCGTGGCGGCGACGGCATGGCGCCGATGATGGCCGGGTACGAGCGCTTCTTCACCAAGAAGGCCACGGCGGCCGTCCCGAAAGAGCCCGTGAATCCAAGATTTCAGCAGCGTCTCGCGGGCGGATCGGGTCAGCGGCAGGAAACAGGGCCGCAGCCCACCAAGCCCAGCGTGCTTGATGCGGCGCTTACGCAGTCGCAACAGCGATTTTTCACCAGGAGGGCATAAGTCATGGATTTCTTCAGCGCGCTGGATACGGTTCTGAATGTCGCGAGCAAGGCCGCGCCTGTGGCTTCGGCGATTTACAATATCTCTTCCGGCATCAGCAATAATAAAGTCGCCGGCGATGCCTGGGATACAGTGGCGGGTACTGCCGCCAAGCAGGATCAAATTGCCACGGACCAATGGGCTGTCAACAAGCCGCTCATGCAGAAGCAGGGTGTGCTTTCCGGGCTGGAGCTGGACCAGGCCATTGCCCGCACGCCCGGGCTGCTTTCCGCCCAGTACGGTCTGGCCGAGCGCGGACTGACCCAGCAGGGCAAGGATATGGATCTGTATGACAGTTCCCGGGGCATTCTCTCCAAGTTTTTCGATGAGTCCGAAAAAGGCATCGACCCGCGCATGGACATGGACCGCGCCGGGGCCGCCGTGGAAACGGCCATGGCCGGGGCGGACGGACAGATTGCCCGCAGCCTGGGGCGGCGCGGCGTATCCCTGGGCGGGGATCAGGCGCAGCAGCTTACCCAGCAATCCATCATCAACAAGGTCCTGGCCAAGGCCGGGGCGCGCACCTCGGCCTGGCAGACCGGCCGCGACACCAATTACGCTCGTCTGAGCAACGCAACCAATGTGAGGGGCGGCATGGGCGCGACAGTGGACACGCCGCGCGCGCCGTCCATCAGCCTGGGCAACCCGGCCGCCAGTCTGGCCGCTTCCAGCGATACCACGGCCAAGCTGGCGCAGGCCGCAAGCCAGGCGGCAGGCGCGGCCTTCAACGAGGCCGGATACAACCTTACCCGCCAATATTAAGGAGACGCGACCATGGGAATCATGATGCCCATCACCCTGAGCGGCGGCATGCAGCGCGCT